CCCGAGCCGCCGACCCCGCCCTACCACTTTCCACGATGTCGCCGGCAACCGGAGAATGCCCAGCTCCCATTGCCTCCCCGCATCGCTCCGCAATCCCGGCGCGTCGTGGTCCTTTGTCCGCTTGTAGGGCGGGATCGCCGAACCCCGCCGCACACTTATCCCGCGGTGTCACCCGCGGCTCGGCCCAACCACGCCACCCGCTGGCCGGTTCCCGCCATGATACGGGCGCCGGTTTTTGCCCTCCTGTGCCCGGTGCAAGCCATACGGCCGCGTTCACGGCCCACGCTGCCGGCCAGCGGTTTAATTTTGAATCGCCCGCCCATGTATGAAAAAGCCCCGAGGCGAAGCCATCCTGAAGAACCTGCCGGACGCCCTGCAGGAGGAACTGTGGCAGACGGCGCGCCGCACCACGCTGGCCAAGGCGCTCGCCTGGCTGCAGGCCACGCATGGCGTGGAAGTCTCCGAAGCCACGCTCTCGGTGTTCTTCTCCTGGTATCCGCGCTCGCTCACGCTGCGGCTGGCGGCGAGCACCTCGTCGCAGCTGGAAGCCACGCTTCGGAATCTTCCGGCGTTGAAAGTCACCGCGGAGCAGGCGCGCTCGGTGGCGCAGGTGAATTTCGAGATTCAGGCCGCGCAGGATCGCGACCCGGTGCTCTTTGCCGCGCTGCGCAAGGGCGAGCTGGAAGCGCAGCGCCTGCAGCTGGAGCGCGAGAAGCACGAGTGGGCCAAGAAGACGGACATCGAGAAGGGGCTCGATGCGCTCTTCGCGGAGATCAAGGGCCAGGCCGAAGCGCTCAAGCATTTCGAAGCGATGAAGGCCGCGCTGGCGAAGGCGAAAGAATAATGGCCATCCGTCCCGCACCTTCCGCCATCGCCTCGCTCGACCAGCGCATCCACGCCGACGGCCGCGCGGTGCAGGCGCCGCGCTGCAAAAGCTTCCGCGAGTTCCTCGACACGCAGGCCCGCGTGCCGATCGGGCGCGGCGAGCACGGCCCTTATTCGTTCAACGGCCGCGAGGCGTTGATCGAGATCGTCGAGACGATCGACCTCGTGCTCGGCTCGCACACCGGCAAGCCGCTGCCGGATTCCACGATCGCGATCGCCGGCGGCGCGCAGTGGGGCAAATCGACGCTCGAACTGAACCTCGGCGCCTACGGCACGAGCTGCGCCTGGCTGAACTGGGGATTCTATCTGCCCGACAACGATCTCGTCGAGGGCATGGTCGATACGAAGTTCCGCCCCGACATCCTCGATCAGCTCGACTGGTTCGCGCAGATGACGCAGGTCGGCCGCGCCGTGAACAAGTCGGGCCGGGCGGTGAATCGCAAGGGCGCGTTCACCGTCACCGACGGCGAGCGCCACAGCCAGGGCATGATCATCGGCCTGAACAAGGTGCCGACGAGTTTCACCTTCGATCTCACGACGCTCGACGAGGTCGACGACATCAACCCGGCGCGCGAGAAGTTCGTGCGCGGCCGCATGACGGCGAGCGCGCTTCGCCTGATGGCGAAGATTGGCACGCAGCGCATCGCCGGCCGTGGCATGCACAAGGCGTGGAAGGACGGCAGCCAGGGCGTGAAGATCCACACCTGCCCGGCTTGTCGCGCCGAGCAGAATCTCGAAGAGAACTGGCCGAAGTGCTGTCGCGTCGCGCTCGGCGGCACGCCGTCGCTGAACGATCCGCAGTGCCAGAACACCGGCGATTTCCGCCACGATCCGAACGGCGCCTCGATCGCCACGCACGATCCGTCGAACCACTATTATTTCGCGTGCGTCAAATGCGGCACGGCCCTGGACCGCTCGCCGCAGGGCTTCCGCTGGGTGCACCGCCGGCCGGATCAGGTGCGCCTGCGCAACTGGTCATTCCGCGTTTCTCAGTTCGGCATTCCCGCGATCGATGGCTCGCAGATCGTGGCCGACTGGGTGCGCGCGGTCGCCGATCCCGAGGCGATGGTTTCGTTCTGCTGTGATCGCAAGGCGATGCCCGAGAGCACGGCGCAGAAAATCACCGACGCGATCCTCGATCGCTCCCGCGCCGTCGAAGTCTACGATATGACGCCGCAGATGCGGCCCGGCTGTGTGAGCTATGCCGGCCTCGATACCGGCCGCCGCTGCTGGTTCTTCAGCCGCGAGGTGCAGGCACCCGACATCAAGCGAGTCCAGCACGTCGAACAAATTTCGCTCGGCAACGTGGTCGACCGCACGGCGTCGCTCTGCGCGCGGCTCGGGATCTCCGTCCTCTTCATCGACCAGAATCCCGCGACCGACGAGGCACGCACGCTCGCGCTGCGGCTGAACGGCCTCGAAAATTTGGAAGACTGGCCGAAGGTGCCGACCTCGAAGGATGCCCGCATCGAGTTCCCGAGCGGCCTCGTATGGAATGGCGCAACCGAGAGCTGGTCCGGCGTGCGGTGCGCGGTCGTGGCCTTCACGAAGAAAAAGCGTGGCGCCGGCATCGCCCAGGGCTTCGATGTGTTCGAGAAGGGGCCGCACACGATGTTCGTCCCGCTGATCGAGTGCAACCGCTTCGAGACGATCGACCGGGCCGTGCGCGAATTCATGACGCCAGCTGAAAGCGTGGCCGATGTCATCCACCCGGCCGGCGGCAAGCCCTACGTGCGCGAGAAGCCGGCGATGCGCCTGCCGCGCAAAGGCCCCGGTGCGCCGATCGTGCTCGACCAGCTCGACTCGCATCTGCTGGTCGGCTCCGAGCGCGCGGAGGAAGAGGGCGGGGAACTCGGGGACTACGTCGATAAGTGCGAGAATCATTTCATGCTGGCCGCTGGCTACAGCGCCCTGGCCGAAACCGTGGGGACCAAGGTCGTCCAGGCTTCCGGCTTCTTCGTGCCGGCCAGCTTTGGGCGCAAAAGTTTCCGCCAAATCGCCCGCCGCGAAAGGAGCCTCGCATGAAGCCCGCCAAACCGCCGCAGGCCCAAAACGGCCACCCTCTATCCCGCGGGGGCGCCAAAGTGGCTGAAACCCCGGTTGCAAGCGCTGCAAGAAGGCAATCTGCGGCGCGTCAGACCCCGAAAATCGCCAACCGCGAAGCCGCCTCCGCCGGGCCGGCCGATGCCGCCCTCGCCGGCAACCCCGCCGCGCTGGCCTTCGCCCCCGATGCCAGCACGGCCATCATCACCGCGGCCGGCCTCGATGCCTCGGGCTCCGTCTCGCTCACCCGCCGGCTCGCCGCCATCTCCCGCTGGCGCGATTTCTACGACCCGCTCGCCGGCTTCAACGTCGCGCGCGCCCGCGCCCTCTCCGAGGACTACACCCGCGGCTGGATGGCCGACCTCCAGTGGACTTACTTCTTCCTGGAGGGCACCGACCCGGACCTGTTCGCCCTCGTGGACCGCCGCACCAGCCGGCTCCTGGAGATGGACTACACCGTCAAGCTCGCGAAAAAGGCGACCGACGACGACGACCCGAAGGCGAAAAAGCCGGCCCCCGCTCCGAACTCCGAGATTCTGTCGCCGCTGCGCGCGCTGGCCGGCGAACAGGAGGATTTCCTCCGCGAGAAGCTCGAAAAAATCGACAACCTTTACGAGGCGATCGAGCACCTCGCGATGGCCAGCTTCCGCGGCTACGCCCACTGCGAGAAGTGGCATGGCGACGACGGCGAGATCAACCACCTGGAGATCGTCGACCAGTGGAACGTGATTCGCGACGGCCTCCGCGGTGGCTGGAAATACAACCCCCGCGCCTGGCAGAGCGGCTATTTCGCGCTCAGCCCGGACCTCGTCATCGACCCGGCGAATTTCCTCAGCCGCGAGGTGCGCCGGCACATCAACCGGATCGCGCTCCTCAAGTTCACCTCGAAGAAACTCGCCGAGGTCGACTGGGATGCGTTCGGCGAGATCTACGGCATCCCGAGCGGCGTCATCACCGGGCCGCCGGCGGTCCCCCAGGGCAAGGAGGAGGAATTTCGTGCCGCCGCGGAGGAGATCAGCCAGGGTGGCAGCGGTTACCTGCCCTACGGCTCGCTCTACACGAAGAACGACATGCCGCGCGCCGGCGCCCCCTTCAAGGAACGTCTCGAATTTCTGACCGAAAAGCTGATCCTCGTCGGCACCGGCGGCATGCTCACGATGATCGCCAAGAGCGGCTCGGGCACCCTGGCCGGCAGCGCGCACACCGACGCCTTCGAGCAGATCGCCAAGGGCGAGGCGCGGAAAATTTCGGAAACGATCAACAAGCAGCTCGTCAAGCCCTGGCTCGAGGCTGGCTTTCCGGGCCAGCCGCAGCTCGCCTACTTCGACCTCTCCGCCCAGGAGGAGACGAAGCTCGGCGAAATCGTCGCCCACATCGCCACGCTCAAGACCGCCGGCTACCAGGTCGATGCCGACGAAGTCTGCGAACGCACCGGCTACACCGTCACCCTCGTGCCCAATGCCCCCGCCGGCAAGCCGCAGGCCGCGGGCGGCCTCGACGGTAAAAACTCCGATCCCGCCACCGGCGACCCGGCCTCGATCGCCAACCGCGCCCTGGTCGACGCCGGCCGCGCCGTCTTCGACCGCCACGCGCAGCGCCGCCTCACCACGGCGCAGACCGAGGCGGTGCTGCCGCTGCTCGACCGGATCGCCGCGTTGAAAGAACTGCCCGCCGACCAGTTTGCCGCGGGCCTGCAAGCCCTGCGCCGCGACCTGCCCCGGCTCTTTGCCGAGGCCCGCCTGCACACGCCCGACATCGCCGCCGTCTGGGAACAGGTGCTCGGCACCGCCCTCGTCGACGGCCTCGCGGACCTCCCCTCAAAATGAACCCCCTCATCCTCAACCGCGAAGCCGCCCTGCCGGCCGACGGCTGGTATGAAATCGAAACGCCCGGCGAGCACTTCAACCGCGCCGCCGGCGTCATGCAGCTCTGCGACGCGGCCTCGTTCGAGGCCATCGTCAACCGTTTCAAGGCGCAGGCCGCCCAGCCAAATTTCGCCGGGCTGCTGATCGACGGCGATCATTTCAGCCTCGATCCCGAAAAAACCAGCGAGGCCAACGGCTGGCTCCTGGAGCTGCGCAACCGCGACGGCCACCTGGAGGGCCGCGTCGAATGGTCCGACACGGGCGAAAAGGCCGTGAAGGGCAAACGCTTCAAGTTTTTCTCCACCGTCTACGACCCCGCCGCGGTGCAGCAGGTCGGCACGAAAAAGGTCGGCAACCGCACGGTGCCGCTCGTGCGCCCCCTCCTCCTCGACCGCCTGGCGCTGACCAACGACCCGAACAACAAGGGCGGCAAACCCATTTCGAATCGCAACGGCAACTCCGCCGGTGCGGCAGAAAACCCAAATCCACCCACGATGAAAAACATCATGAAACTGCTGGGCCTGGCGGAGGACGCGTCTGAAGCGTCGGCCACCGAGGCGATCCAGAAGATCCAGAACCGCGCGACCAAAGCCGAAGGCGACTTGGTCACGCTCCAGACGGAGCACACCACGCTCCTCGGCGCCCAGGTCGAAACCGACCTCGCCAAATACCAAAACCGCTTCAAGCCCGACCAGCGCGAGAAGTTCAAGGCGGCGCTGACCAAAAACCGCGCCGGCACGATCGAGCTGCTCGAAGCGCTGAGCGACCCCGAGGTCGATCCGGCGACCGGCAAAAAGCGCATCACCAACCGCGCGACCGCCACGCCGCCCACCGGCGGGGCCGCCGGTGGTGAGGCCGACGAAAAACAGACCGCCCAGAAGATCACCAACCGCGCCAACGAGCTCAAGGCCGCCACGCCCGCCCGCTCGTTCGACGCCTGCTGGCAGCAGGCCCAGCAGGAAATCGCCACCCCCCAGGGCTGACCCAGCTCCGCGTTTTTCCGAAATCGAAAATCCAAAATCCAAAATACCATGAGTAATTCATCTCTCTCCGCCGGCCCGAATGTCGTCCCGTGCACCGGGGTCGATCTCTCCGCCGCGCTCGGCAAGCTCGTCAAAATCACCGCCGGCGCCGTGGCCGTCAACGACTCCGCCACCGTGCCCGCCAAGGCCCTCGTCCTGGAGGGCAACCTCGCCGCCAGGCAATCCACGCTCGCGATCCTCGGGGCGGTTCCGTTCGCCTGCTTCGTGCAGATCGCCGCCGGTTCCGCCGCCCTCGCCTTCGGCGATTACCTGCAGCAGGCGGCCGACGGCACGTTCACCAAGGACACCGGCGCGCCCAACGCGCGCTGCATCTGCGGCGTCGTCACCGATCCCGCCGGCGCCGTCGCCGGCCAGCTCGTGGCCGCGGTGGTTTTCCGCCCGGTCGCCACGGCCGCGCCCAGCGTCGTCACGGCGCCCGGCGCGCTCACCGAAACCAGTGCCGGCACCATCGCGGGGCTCAACTCGACCGCGGTCAATCCGACCAAGGCCGATTACGATCTGCTCCTGGCCGAGGCCGGCAAGCTCCAGGCCGACTTCTACGCCGACCACACGAAGCTCGCCGCCCTCCACACCGCGCTCGTCGCGCAGGGCATCCTCGCGATCGCCTGATCGCCCCTCCCGCATCGCTCAACTCCCAACTCATAGCACTCAGCTAAATTATTCCCATGGCTTTAAATTCCGCCCTCGGTTCAGCCACCCTGAACTATCAGCTCACGGCCTACGCGCAAGGACTCTGGAACGACCTCAAGGACGTCGTTTCCCTGGCCGAACGCCTCGCCCCCACCACGCCGGTCCCCGGCGCGCAGGGCCAGTTCAAAAAATTCGACGACAAGAACTCGTTCATGCCCGAGAACACCAAACGCGCCCTCGGTGGCGATCCCACGCTCATCAAGTTCTCCGCCACCGACGGCTTCTACAACTGCACGCCCAACGCCCTCGAAGTGCGGGTGGACAAGGTCGAGGACCAGCAGGCCGGCAGCGAGGGCGACCCCGTCGCCGCGCAGCTGCTCGACCAGGGCAAGATCGCCGCGCTGATGAACAAGGTGGCGCTCTCCCACGTGAAGGACGTGAGCGACTTCGTCCTGGCCAACACCTCGCCCGTCGCGGGGCAGGGCCAGTTCTCCAGCCCCGACATCGACCCGATCGACCAGATCAACGCCCTGCTCCTCGCGCTCTCGCAGGACGTGGGCTCGACGCAAAACGTCAAAATCACGATGGATCTCGGCGTGTGGGCCAAGCTCCGCGCCAATGCCAAGGTCAAGTCGCGCGCCGTCTTCGGCGCGGCCGACGCCCTGCAGTCGATCTCGCTCGCGCAGCTCAACGCCGCGCTGCTCTTCCCCTGCGACATCATGGCGGCCAACGTCGTCTACGACACCACGAAGCTCGGCGTCGCCCCCTCGAAGGCGCGCATCTTCGACGGCGTCCTGCTCATCCACTACTCGGTGCCCAACGCCACGATCTACGATCCCAGCGCGTTCAAGGCCTTCACCGTGGGGCCGCGCGCCTTCACCGCCGGCGTCCGCAGCTACCAGGCGCCCAACCAGCTCTGGCGCGGGCACCTGCTCGACTGGAGCCGCGACCTCCAGGCGACCAGCGCGCTCAGCGTGAGGCGCCTGAACATCAGCTGAGCCTCGCCCGCCCAGCCGCAATCCAAAATCGGAAATCCAAAATCCCAAATGAAGAAATTCCTCTCCTTCCTCTTCGCGGGGCTGCTGGCCTTGGTGCTGGCGGTGCCGCTGGCCCAGGCCCAGGTCACCCCGCGCAACGTCACGGTGCTCACGCTCAGCGCCAGCACGGTGGGCACCAGCACCACGGCGGCGATCACGAGCCAGGCGTTCACGCTCAAACCCGGCAGCGGGTTTGCCGTGATGCCCAACTTCCAGCTCGCGAGCACGGGCACCGAAAATATGGTGTTCAGTTTCGCGGTGTCGCTCGACGGCACCACCTGGTCGACCGTGAAGCCGTTTGTCTACACGGTGGCCGCCACGGGGGCCACGCCCGTGATCGGGTTCTATAACTTCCCGGCCCCGATCGCCGGCACCGGCGCCGACAACGTGCTCTATGCGCGGCTCGCCTCCGTGACCAACGGCAGCTCCTCGCAGATCCTCACGATCAACAGCGTCACCATCACGCGGAACAACTAGCGCGGTGGGTTCTTCGAGCTGCGCGGCGCGCCCACGCCGCGCGGCTCCCTAGAACTCCTCCGATTCCGGAAATCCAAAATCCGCAATCCAAAATCGAAAATTCGATGAACTGGACCGCCATCGTTCTCGCCCACCTGAACGCCTCCAGCGCCTCGGGCAAGGTCGCGACCATCCGCACGATCGCGGCGGCCAAGTCGCTGCCCGATCCCGCGCCGGCCGCGATCGCCAACATCACGGCCGAGCTGCGCGGTGCCATCGGTTTTTCCGGGAAATATCTGGTCGACCAGGACACGACGAAGATCCCGCACAGCCTGCTCGACCTCGCGGTCAAGAAAATGGTCCGCGACTGCTCGAAGGCCGTCAGCCTGCCGCTCACCGACGACGAGAAAACCGACGAGCGCACCTATGAGGCGCGCCTGGACAAAATCCGCCTCGGCCAGTGGCCGGTTGAGACGGCCGACACCCCGGTCGCCGTCGCCCCCGTGCAGACCTCCGTCGTCGTCCCCGTCACGAAATCCCGCCCGCGCCAGTTCTCCAGGGAGACCGCCTACTGACCATGAGCCGAGTCCTCACCACTTACCGGCCGGCGATCCTGGAGCAGATCGCCCGCGCGCCCGACATCGCCGCCCTGGGCAAACTGCGCGTGGCGCTCTGCCATGGCCTCGCCACGAACGAACTCGTTCCAGACAAAAAGACGCTCGCGAAATGGGAGCAGGCATTGCTCCAGCGCGTGGTCGAACTGATCAGCACGGCCAAAACCGCCGGCACCGCGACGTTCGTCTACAACGAAACGTTCCGCTGGTATGAGGGCGACACGCTCGCACAGCTCCATGCACTCACCCGCGCCGTGGCGGGCCGTCTGCCCGCGACTGCTGGAGAGGAAAAGGCCGCCTGATGCTCCTCACCGCCCCCGAACCCTTTCCCGCCGCCGTGGCCCGCCTCGAGTCCAAGACTCCCGTCGCCGCCGCGCTCTCGTCGGCGCAGTGGCAGGAGATCGGCGTGGGCCTGCGCGACCGCGCGTTTTTCTCCGCGCGCGTGAACGATATGCGCACGCTCGCGGAAATGCAGTCGCGGATCGGCGATGCGCTCACCCTCACCCGGCGCGACGGCGGCGCGTTCATGTCGCGCGACAAGTTCATCGCCAGTCTGCGCACCGTCCTCGGCGCCGCGCCCGGCGACAGCGGCGAGCTCACCGACCTCACCAGCGCCAAGCGCCTCGGCCTCATTTACGATTTCCAGGTTGAGGATGCGATGGAATATGGCCGCTGGCTCGCCCGGCAGGACCCCGCGATCCTCGACGCCTTCCCGTGCAACGAACTCATCCGCGTCGAGCACCGCGAGGTGCCGCGCGGCTACCGCAAGGGCGCGCACGGCCGCCTGATCGAGGTGCCCGGCGAGAGCTGGCCCGCGCGCTGGGCCGCCGCCGGCGGCGACTTCGTGGGCGGCCGCATGATTGCCCGGAAGGACGATCCGATCTGGAGCAGGATTTCCCGCTTCGGCCGGCCATGGCCGCCGTTCGATTTCATGAGCGGCATGGGCCTGGCCGATGTGAGCCGCGAGGAGGCGGAACAGCTCGGCGTGATCGGGCCCGAAGCGCCCGCACCCGAGCCGCAGCACCTCGATTTCAACCACAACCTGTCGGCCAGCGTGCCCGAGGCCACGCCCGCCCTCCTCGAAAGGTTCAAGGCGAGCTTCGGCGACCAGGTCGACGTCAGCCCCCGCGACGGCAAGATCACCTGGCAGGGCCAGCGCGTGCAGCGGCTGTTCGAGGAGGCCCTCGCCGATCCTCAGGGCAAATGGTCGCTCGATCTGGGCGAGGCCACCCCGGCGGCCATCGCCGCCGCGCAGCAGGCCGGCGTCGATCTCGCCGATGATCGCTTGGTGCTGCAGGCGGGTGAATTGCGCCATGCCCTGAAAGAGCACGGCTTACCAGCGGCGCTCGGCCCTGGCGCCGGCGAGACCGATCCCGCTCAGCGCCCGCTGACCGCGATGGATTTCCAGCTCATTCCGCAGGTTTGGCGGGCGCCTGATGCCGTCAAAGCCGGTGGCAAGCCCGGCACACTGGTGTTCACGGCCGACCTCGCGGGCCGGCGCACGCTCGTGACCTTCGATCGTGGCGTGGCGGCCGGCGCGGAGCCCGCCGGCACCTGGGGCCTGAAAACGCTCTACGTCAAAAAAGAGGGAGGGCGGCCATGACAGCCGCCCTCCGCCTGCCGTCGGGTGCTCCGATACCACCGCTTTCGCGGCTCCCGGTGCTTTACGTCCAAGCCGCCCCCCGTCGCGCAGTCACCATGCAACACCTCTGCCCGCGGTTTGCAAGCCCGGTGGTAGGGCGGGGTCGCCGAACCCCGCCGCCCAGAGGTGCCGCATGAGCTACGTCATCGTCAAAGCCCGCCGCGACGAGGCCTCGCGCGATGTCGCGCTCGTGCACGATCTGCTCACCTCGCCCGAGGCGCAGCGCGATCTGATGAAGGCCGTGGGCCTGCGCGCCGAGCAGGAGCTGCGCGCCTGGTTCGTGCGGCGCGACTCGGAAAACCCCAACAAGATGGGCTGGCCGCGCCAGCACTTCTGGTCGCGCATCGCGAAGCGCACCGCCTTCGATCCGTCGAAGACGACGGCCGACTCCGCCACCGTCGTCGTCGCCGATCCCGCGCTCGCCGCGAAGATCGACGGCGCCACCATCCGCCCGACGCAGGGCCGCCGCGCGCTCACCCTCCCGATGAATGCCGAGGCCTATGCCACCGGCTCGCCCGGCGACAAGGAGCACTCGCGCATCCCAGGGCTCTTCGTTTTGCGCCTCACCGCGACGAACGGCGCCTACCTCGTGAAAAAAGAGGGCACGGGCAAATTCGCGAACCTCACCTTTTATTATTGGCTCGTGCCGCAGGTCACTGTGCCGAAAGACCCGCAGGCCCTGCCCCCGGCCGCGCAGCTCGGCGCCGCCCTCGGCGCCACCGCCCAGGCCTTTTTCCGCCGCCACGGCCCCACCGGAGGCAGTTCATGATCTCCTTTCCCTGTTTTCTCGCGCCGCCCGCGAAGACCGCGCCGCCGGAAACAATTTTCCCCGTCGCGCCCGTCGCGGGCGTCGCGAGACCCCAGGCAGGAGGCATTTCCTGATGCCCACGCCCAATCCCTTTTTCGCGCTCCAGGAGCGGCTCGCGGCGCTCGTCGCGGCCGCAAGTTATTTCGCCGGCCTGTCGCCCGCGCAGATCCTCACCGAGAAAATCGCCGGCCTGGAGTTTCAGGTGGAAAATTCCCTGCTGCCGCTCGGCTTCGGCGTCGTCATCACCACCGCCTCCGGCAAGGCGATGGAGGGCGCCGGCGACTACGAGGCCCTCGTCACGCTGGAGGATCTCAACGTCTCGATCGTGCACAACCCGCAGACCGATCCCGCGCACAGCGCGCTCGATGCCCTCGCGGCCGCCCTCGCGGCGATTCACGGCCAAAGTGTGCAGCCCACCGCGCCGCCCGCCCAGCGGCCGCACGATTTCTTCCGCGTGACCGGCCACCAGCGCCGCGTCGACGCGCCGGCGAACTGCACCGTCCATGAGATCTATGTCACCGCCGGCCTCCGCCTCCTCTGATCCCATCTAAACCAAAACTTGTCTCGCGCCGGCCGCGCCGACCGCGCCGACCCGGCGAAAATCCCAAATTCAAAATAGATCCCATCCGCGCTCGTCGCGAGAAAATTTCCGGCCCATCCCAACTCGAAAATCTAAATCGAAAATCGTCAGCAACCCCTAACCACATAAAACCATGTCCGACTCCGCCCTGAATGTCCGTCGCGTTGTCATCGGCTCGCTCTCTCAGTTCTTCCTTGAGGGCGTGGCCTTCACCCTGCCATCTGCCGGCGCCGCCAGCGGCACCGCCAAGCCCGGCATCACCGACACCGGCTGGCTCTCCGCCGGCCCGATCAAATGGGCCAAAAAGCCCACCTCGAAGACCGAGGAATACATGTCACCGCAGCCCGGCGCCTACGTCGTCGAGGATGAGATCGTGCTCTCGAAGGGCCTGAAATACACCGGCAAAATCGAGAAGCAGTCCAACCTCGCCTACCAGCTCGCGCTCGCCACGGCGCCGCTCGCGATCCCCGCCACCGCCGGTGGCGTGCACAATCCGCTCGCCGGTTCGCCGGTCGTGCGCGCCTGGCTGCACGTCCAGGAATACGACCAGTTCAACACGCTGATCAACACCGTCGACCTCTGGGTCGCGATCAAGGCCAGCGGCGACACCAACAACGACGACAAGGCCGCCGAGACGCCCATCGAGGCCACGGTCCTCTACTCGACGCTCAACGTCGGCACGCTCGCCTGAGTCATTTGCGGTTTTGGATTGGGTCTCGCGACGCCCGCGAAGGCCGCGACGCCCAATCCAAAATCCTCCGCAATCCAAAATCGAGAATCGAAAAATCGAAAATCCCCCCATGCCCTACACGACGACTCCGCCGGAAATCATCGATTACACCACGCCCGCGATCCCCTCCGCCACGGCGCCCGGTCATACGGCGCCCTCGTCCCCCAGCAACTCCGCCCCCGGCCACACCACGCCCGAGGCGCCGACGGGCACCGCCCCCGGCCACACCACGCCCGCGGCGCCGTCGGCCATCGCGCCGGACGACGTCAGCATCGCGGACTACACGCCCACCACCTATCCCGCCGGCACCGGCGTGGACGTCACCTCACCCACTCCCCTCCTCGTCATGCCCGCCACCTTTTCTCCCGCCTTTGTCGAACTCACCGGCTCGGCCGCCGCCCTCGATCACCTCACCGTCGCCCCGCACGATGTCGGCCGCATCATCCAGGGCACCGTCGCGACCGAGCTGAAAAGCTACCAGGTGCGCGCCGGCACCGATGCGCCGGCGCTCCCCGGCCTCGTCCGCCCGGCGAACTACCACGCCGGCACCAACGCCTTCGTCTTCGTGCAACTCTGAGCCCCGAACTTCTCCGAAAATGAAAAACCTCCTCTCTCCCTGTTTTCTCGCGCCGTCCGCGAAGACCGCGCCGCCGGACACAATTTTCCCCGGCTGCCGCAGTCTGAAGCTTGTCGCTTTCAGCTTGCTGGCCGCCGCCGCGCTCCATGCGACCAACACGCCCAACGGCCCCGTCACCAAGAAGACCGACGGCTCGAACCTGATCAACGAGGACCTCACCTTCGGCACCGGCCGCACGCTGACGCTCGGCGCTGGCTCGACCCTCGCCGTCTCCGGCAACGCCACCGTCACCGGCTTGAGCGCCGGCGGCGGCACCTGGGGCAGCATCACCGGCACGCTGGGCAGCCAGAGCGACCTCAACTCCGCCCTCGGCAACCGCGCCCTCACCAGCACCACCGTCAACGGCCATGCCCTCTCCGGCAACGTCACGGTCACCCCGGCCGACCTGAGCCTCGTCGTCGGCACCCAGGTGCAAGCCTACTCCGCCAACCTGGGCGCGCTGGGCGGCCTGACCAGCGCGGCGGACAAGCTGCCCTATTTTACCGGCAGCGGCACGGCGGCCGTGACGGCCTTCACCAGTTTCGGCCGCACGCTGGCGGCCGGGGCCGATGCCGCCGCCGCGCGCGCCACGCTCGGGGCCGAAGCCGCCCTCGGCAACCCCAGCACCGACGGCAAAGTCCTCACCGCCACCGCCGCCGGCGCCCGCTCCTGGACCTACGCGCTCAAAGACAGCGCGGGCAACCCCATCCTCGACTTCAACTCGCGCGTCCTCACCAGCCCCAACGGCACCACCGCCCTGGGCTGGGACAACTTCGGCATGCAGACCGACCTCGTCCTCTATTCGAGCGCGCTGATCGAGACCGCCGCGGGCTTCCGCGGCGCTTGGAAATCCGCCCCGCCCACCGGCGAGAGTGCCGGCAACACCCTGCTCTATTTCGACGCCGCCGGCGCGCTCGTCTGGAAACCGTGGGGCGGCGCGGTCAACGCCGCCGTGCCCGCCGCCCGCACCGTCAACGGCTACGCCCTCAGCGCCAACGTCACCGTCACCGCCGCCGACCTCGCGCTCGGCAACGTGGACAACACCGGCGACGCCGCCAAAAACGCCGCCGCCGTCACGCTCACCAACCACACCCTCTCCGGCGCGAGCAACACCGTCACCGACCTCCCGCTTGCCACCGCCGTGACCGGCAACCTCTCGGTTAGCAACCTCAATGGCGGCACGGACGCGGGCAACACGACCTACTGGCGCGGCGACGGCACCTGGGCCACCCCGGCGGGCGGCGGCTCCTTCGCCGGCGGCCTCATCACGAGCGACCTGGAGCGGGCCGCGAGCGCGGGCGCGGACGGGCTGACGCTCTCGGCCACCGGGATTGCGCGCACCGGCACGACGGCGGATTTGAATTTGAACCTCCGCGCAAAAGGAAATGGAATAATTACGTTCAATGTCGGGGGTGAAACCCCGCAGATGAACATTGTTTCCAATGGTGGGAAGGAATCCGACCTCGTTTTGTATGCCTCATCGTCTGTGGATGCCACGGCAGGTTTTTACGCCGATACCGGTGCAGGAAACTATGTTGAACTGTTCACAGTTGACCCAAGTTACGCCACTTCAGCGGCAGAGTATCAGGCTGGGTATTCGTCCCTCGCCAGCTATGCCCCAAGCGGGCATTTATTTTTCAACCAGCCCAACGCCCCCTTCTACTTCGCCGGCAACAACCCCGCCGACCCCACCACGAGCTACTGGGCCAAGATCACCTCCACCGGCCTGGAAACCACCGCTCTGAAAGCCTATGGTGCCATTAATGGGCAGCGGCTAGTGCTGGAGGCCGGTAATGACAGCACAGATTCCAGTGCGACTGCGAGGACAGCAATTTACTCCAACGACGTTGGATTATACACCAATGTCTGGGGAACAACCCACAGTGAAGGAGCGGGGGTCATGTTTCGCTCCGACAGTGCTCCATTTTTTTTCAATGGGTCGGACGGCGTTCGCGCTAATTCTTGGGCCAGCCTCGATGCGGCGGGCCTGACGCTCCCCGGCAAAGTTACGGCCACGGGAAATTATTTCACCGCCACCGGCCAGGTAAACTACCCGCTCGCGGTCTACGGCGCGGGCACCGCCTATGCCCTGACCGCCACCGCCGCCGCGGTGACGTTTGGCACCACCTCGCCGGCCCAGGTGCTGGACCAGGCCGGCACCTGGCTCGTCTTCGCCCAGGTGCAACTCGCCCTCGACGGGGCCACGATCTCGGGTGAAACCGCGACCATAAAAGTGCGGCGCACGAACCACACGGCCGCCGATGTCAGCCAGGTCGTGGCGCTCGCCCTGCCGGCGGCCACGCTGCTGAGCCAGACCTACGGCATCTTCCCGCTCCCGCCGTTTGTCTACACCACGGCCAACACCGACGACTCGTTGAAAATCTACGCCCAAGTCAGCGCCGGCCTCGGCGCGGGCACGCTCGACGCCACCGCGGCCGGCACGAGCCTCGTGGCGGTGCGGCTCTACTGAGCCCGGAAAGTTTCTCGCGCCGCCCGCGCCGGCCAGCCCAAATCCGCAATCCCAAACCGAAAATTTCCCATGAACCAACTCATCAAATATCTCCCGCTGCCGGGCGCGGCCGCCGGGCTCGAAGAGTCGCTCCCCCTGGAGCCGCTCCCCATCACCGGCCGCCGCAAGTTCATCGATCTCCTCGTCGAGGGCCGCACCCCGGAAATCGTCGCCCTCAGCTTCCGCCAAAACCTCGGCTGGATCGACTCGCTCGCCGACGACTGCTACAACCGCCTCTGCGCCGAGTGCATCCGGCTAAATTTCTCGAAGGCGATGGAGATGACGATGAGCGATCCCATCGCCGGCCTGAAGGTGGGCCCGCTCATGCTGCAGCTCGGCCAGACGTTAAAATTGCTGGATGGGCTGAGCTCGTCACCTATGCCCTCGGTCGCCTGGCCGGGTGGAACCGCCTCGCCGACGATGCCGCCGCCCACGGCTGCTGCGGCGCCGACCCCGAGCGCGTCTGCCACCACACCCCCGCCGCCCTCCGGCGCTACCTGAGCGCCGGCGCCCGCCGCCGCGCCCAGCAGCGCCTCGACCTCATGCAAGCCGTCAACTGCGGTTTCGCCGGCGGCCAGGGCTACGCCGACCTCGCCGCCGAACTGCTGAAAACCATTCACGAAACATAAAGTTCCTCGCGCCGGCCGCCACGACTGCGACGCCCAATCCAAAAGCAGAAAATAGTTGCTCGCGCCGCCCGCGAAGGTCGCGCCGGCAATCCAAAACCGGGAATCCAAAATCGAAAATAAAATGTCCTCCCTCGTCGAACTGATCTTCACCGCCGTCGGCACCGAGGAAGTCGCGCGCTCGGTCGGCAAGGTCAACGCCAGCCTGGGCGACATGGCCGGCAGCCTCGGCCGCATGGCCACCGCCGCCCTCGGCGTCGGTCTGGCCTGGGACAAGGTGAAGGGCGCGATCGACGAGGCCGCCTCGTTCGAGCACCTCGCCGCGCGCACCGGGGAGAACGTGCGCAATCTGGTCGTGCTCGACCAGGCGTTTCGCAACGCCGGTCTCGGCGCGGAGATGATCGGCCTCTCGGCCAACATGCTGCAGCGCTCGCTCGGCGGCGTGAACGACATGGGCGGAAAAACCGAGACCGCGTTTCGCCGGATCGGCACCAGCATCGCCGAGCTGAAGCCGCTCGCCTACGCCCAGCAGCTCGACGTGCTCAGCCGGGGCTTCGCCAATCTCGCCAACCAGAGCGACAAAGTGTCGGTCGCCCGTGAACTCTTCGGCCGCGGCGGCGGCCAGATGCTCCAGCTCCTCGGCGATCCCGAGGCGCTCGCGCGTGCGCAGGAACAGGCCGGCGGCCTCGCCGGCCGCATCGCGCAAAACGCCCGCGCTGCGCACGAGCTCGAAGTCCAGTTCAACGGCGTGACGGCGAAACTTCGCGAGATGTGGCAGGTCGCGGCCGCGCAGTTGCTGCCCACGCTGCAGACGATTGCCGGCCTGCTGGGCCATCTCAGCCTCGGCGGTGCGGGTGCCTTTCTCGGCGCCTCGGGCGCGGGTCTGCTCGGCTCGGGCGCGCTGCTCTACTCTTTCGGCAAAGTCGATTCCGCGCTCTACGGCCTGCTCGCCAAAATGGAAGAGGGCACCGCGCGCTCCTTCGTGCGCGGCGTCAGCAACGGCATGGCCGATGCGGCCGCGTGGAATCCCTACCTGCTCGCGGCCGCCGTCACCGCGCAGCTTGTGCTGGGCATCATCGCCGCATGGAACGATTACCAAATCCAGAAAATGTTCGCGGAGGCGCAAGGGCGCGGCGCGCCCACCCAGGCGGTTGGCGACCGGGCCGCGCAGGATCTCACTTCAGACCAACAGGCCGCGACGCTGGCCGCCGCCCAAGCCAAGCTCGACGAACTCATGGCCGAGCGCAAGCGCCTCGCCGCCCAGCTCGAAGCCAACCGCAAGGGCACTGACCACTACGACCCGGACGCCCAGGATAAATTCGACACCGTCAGCGCCGCCGCCACCAAGCTCGGCGCCTTCATCAAGGTGCAGCTCGCGAACCAGGTGCAGGCCGCCGCGAACCTCGCCACCAATCAGCTCAACGCGATGGAGGCCTCGCTAAAGCCGCTCGTCGACCAGATCACGCAGATCACGGAGAAGAACGACAAGCTCAGGTTCGAGACGCTCGATCCCGCGCAGCAACTGCTGGAATTGCGCGGCCGTCGCGCCTCGGTCGAGCGCCAGCTCTCCGCGCCTACGCCCGCGGGTCTTTCGCCCGAGGCCACTGCGGCCAAGCAAAAAAATCTCGAGAACGAACTCTTCGAGATCGTCAAAAAGGAAACCGAGGCCACGGCCAAGCTCACCGAGGAAAAAAAGAAAACCGCGGAGCAGGAGCTGAAGCGGCAGATCCTCGTGCTCGAAACCTCGGCCCTCGAAAAAGCCAGCGCCGGCGACGAGGCCGGCGCCGCGCACCTCAAGCGCGAGATCGAGGCCCTGCGCGAAAAGTTCGGGCTCGAAGGCCAGGACCTCATCCTCGTGCAGCAGCTCGAAGCCGCGCGCGACCAGGCCGACGAAAAAAAGCAGGCGCAGGCCGCCGCGCGCAAACAGATCGAGGCGCAAAAACTCGCGCTCGAAAATCAGCTCACCGCCATCCGCGAAAATCTCATCACGCTGGAGGCCGACTACACCCGCACCGCCGCCGAGAAGTGGGGCGAGCGCAAAAAGGCGATCGCGGAGGAAATCGCCGCGCTGCAAACCGCGCTGAAACTGGAGCAGGATCGCGTGAAGGCCGCGACCGATCTCAGTGTGAAGAACCAGCACGAATCGGCCGCTGCCGGCCTCGGCAAGCGGCTCGGCGCCGCCCAGGGCGAGCAAGGCCGGCTCGGCGCCGATCCCATGAACTTTCTCGCGCAGCTAAAATCCAAACTCACCGCGGTGCAGGAGCAGATGGGCACGTGGCAGCAGTCGATCGCCAGCGGTTTCGGCGAAGCCTTTGCCAACGCCTCGGCCGGCCTGCAAAAACTGATCGGCGACACCACCTACTGGTCGCAGAAACTCGGCAACATCGCCGGCCCGATCATGGGCGGCATCACCAAGGCCATCGCCGACATGTTCACCACGTGGATCGTCAACCGCGGCATGGCGGCCGTGAAAAATATCCTCTTCAGCGCAGAGGAAGGCACGGCCGACACCGTGGCCAAGACGCCCGGCGCCGTGCTGACCTCCATCTCTTCCTTCGGCATCGCCGCCGCCGTGGGCGTCGCCGCGATCCTCGCCGCGATGGCGGCCTTCGGCGGTTTCAAAACGGGTGGCCCGACCGGTCGCGGTGGCTCGAACGAAGTGATGGGTGTCGTCCATGCCAACGAGTGGGTCGCGCCAGCGTGGATGACGCGCCATCCGCTCTACGGCGCACAGATCGCCGGCCTCGAAGCCGCGCGGCAAGGCGCGCCGGGCTTCTCCTCGGGTGGCTTTTTCGGCGGCCTTTTCAAACAGTTTTTTTTCAACCCGCTGCACCCGGAGGTTGGGCTCAAGCGCGCCGCCGATAATCTGCTGCATCCGGCGGGACAGAATGTTTTCAAAAAAATGCTCGGTCTCTCCGGCCAGTCCGCCGGCGGTTACGATTTCAGCACCAGCGCGCCCGCGGGCAACTACGACTACTATGCGGACTCCGGCGCCACCAGGGCCACCAGGGCCACGAGCGCCACGTCCGCAAACTCAGGTGTTGGAGGCTCGGCCGCCAGCGGCCGCGACAGCGCGCGCAACATCCACATTTACCTCGACCGCAGTGCGTGGCTCGACGCCGTGCAGAACGATCTCACCGGCCTCGCGCACGAAGTTTACGAACAGCGAAGCCGCGCATGATCCCCACCTCCTCCGTTGTAGGGCGGGGTCGCCGAACCCCGCCGCTTATCGCTTAAAGCTTACCGCTTACCGCTGCTCGCCATGCTCCCCACCACCGTCAACAGCCAGTCCTGCTGGCTCCTGCCCAGCGCGCCGAACACCGACGCCAGCGTGCGGCTCGGCGTCACGCTGCCGGTCAGCACCGTGCGCGGGAAAACCGGCCGCTCCTCGCGCCGCCCGCAGGACCTCGCGCTGCGCTGCTCGCAGGAATGGACGGCGGAAATCACGCTCGCCGAATTTTCCGCGCTGCGCAACGCGAGCCAGGCCGCGCAGGATGAGCCGCTGCTCGTGCCCGCGTGGATCTTCGCCACCGCCGCGGGCACCGCGTTGCCCATCTCCTCCGGCCTTTCCGTCGCGTGGACGCGTGGCTGGGCCGCGTGGGCCATCAATCCGGGCAGCCTGGCGGGTTTCGATTTTCACGCCCCGCTGCTCTACGGCCGCCTGCACGCGCCGCCGCGCCTCGCCAGTCGCAATGGCGAGCAGGTCCTGGCGGATTTTTCTTTCGACGAAGATGGCCCCGCCAGCTTTGCCCTCGTGCCGCCCACCGCGAGCGATGTGACCTTCGCGACGGCCAGCGGCTACCACGCGCCGGTTTTCCCCTGGGTGCCCGAGGGCGGCACTCTGCCCGTGCCCGGCGCGGCCGTGTCCGAGGTCGACCGCCGCGCCATCGGGCCGGGTCGCATGAAGGCCCCCACGTTTTATCCGCAGACGGCCGAGCGCACGCTGGCGGCCACGGTAAAATTCAAGACCGCGGCAGCGGCCGTGCCACTGCTCGGCTGGTGGTCGCGCCGCGCCGGCACCGCCGATTCCCACTGGGTGGCCGAGACGCAGTCGATGGGCCGCCTCACGGCCGATGCCGCGGCCGCCGCGACCTCGCTCGCCTTCGCCGCCGGCCACCAGCCGCTCGGCCCCAACTCCGCGCTCGCGCTCTACGACGTGCGCACGCTCGAACTGACGCGCGTCACGGCGGCGACCTCCACCACGCTCACCCTCGCGGCCGGACTGGCGCACGCCTGGCCCGCGCGCACCACCAACGTCGCGCTGGCGATGCTGGCCCGCCACACCAACGACGAGCTGGTGCTCGACTGCCGCCGCGCGGGCGACGACTGGCTCATCGAGACGACGCTCAACTGGCGCGAGGTCGCCGCCGAATACACCGTGCCCGACGGCGAGACGCGCGGCACCACGCTCGGCCGCCTGCCGGGCGCGTGGTTCGGCTTTCAGCTCGACCTCGATTACAACGGCGCACTCCAAACCTGGTATCTCACCAACTTCGCCTCCGGCGCCACCGTCGATGGCCACGACTGGGTTTACAACCCCTGCGACTTCGACCAGGCCACCGCCTCGATCGACCTGCAGGACGACGCCTGCACTTTCACTGCGCGCTGGTTCGCCGGGGGCCCATGGGAAAACTGGCTGCCCGGCCGTCTCGCCGCGCGCGGCCACCTCACGATTTATCGCGCCGATGCCGCCCCCGACGGCACCTTCTCCAACTTCGCCGCGCTCGGAAAATTCGAGCTCGCCGCCCCCACGACCGACGGGCCCCTCGTCTCCCAAAAGGCCCTCGGCGCCAATGCGCTCTTCGCCCGCCGCACGCCGCGCCAGCTCCTCAGCCTCCTCTGCGGCACCAATCTTTTTTCCGCCCGCTGCGGCGTGCTGATCTCCGACTGGACCTTCAACGCCGTCATCACCGCCGCTTCCGGCCACGTCGTCACCGTCAACTCCATCGTCCGCGCCAATGCCGATGCGCTGCCCGGCGGCTTCGGCTTCGCCGACTGGTTTGCCCTCGGCTGGGTGCAATGGCCCGGCCTCGACGTGACCACCGGCCTCACCACGCTGCCCCAGCGCGCCGGCATTCTCACCAGCACCGTCCTCGCCAGCGGTCACGTCACCCTCACCCTCGACCGCGCCCCTGGCCTCGCCCCTGGCGCCGCCCTCGCCCTCGTGCCCGGCTGCGACCGCACCGACGCCAGCTGCTGGCCCTACGATGCCACCCGCACCGACGGCTCCGGCCCCCTCGGCACCCTCGGCAAGTTCGACAATTGGCAAAGCTTCCGCGGCTTCTTCGCCGTCCCCGCCGTCGCGCCCGCGTTTATCATTCCCGAGCGCCACACGACCGGGGCGAAAAAGTAGCCGGTCCCAAATTCTAAAATCCGAAACCGTCGCGCCCGTCGCGTTTGTCGCGAGAAACCAATGCTCACCCCCGCCCAACTCGCCGCCCTCGAAGCCACCGCCGCCGCCTGGGAACACCGCCGCGAATCGCAGTGCCAGCTCGCCATGGCCGGGATCTACTTCGACGCCGGCCTGCTCGTTCGTTTCGAAGTGCCCCGCGGCCCGCGCAATTGGGCGCGAGCGCAAGGTCGCAGCCTCATCGCTGGGTTTGTCGAAAACTGCGGCCTTTTCACCGCCGTCGGGCCGCCGCCGCAGCCGGGCGACCTCCTCGGCTTCCGTCTCGGTTGCACCTTGCATCACGTGGCCATCCAGCTCGGCGGCGGCCGCCTGGTGCATGTCTTCGCGCCCCACGGCGTGCTGATCGCGCCCTGCATCCCCGCGGCCTGGCTCAAACGCCTCGAAAAAATCTGGAGGCCTCATGTCCTCGTCTAAAACTCCCGCCACCGTCAACCTTCTGCCTTTCCAGAAGGAAAGCGTCGCCACCAACCAGCAGAGCGCACCGCTGCCCTGCTTCGCCGGCACGCGCCTCGTCGCCATCCGCTGGATCAGCCCGGCCTTCGACCGGGTCACCCAGCAAGTCCAGGGCGCCGGCAAAAAAGGCTGAACCATGAGCGGCGACAAAAGCGGCGGCGCACAAAAGAGCCTCAACTACTACGGCACCATCGCCGGCGCCCTCGGCTGGGGTCCGCTCGACTGGCTCAACGCCATCGTGGCGAACGGCAATTATTTGTTTCAAGGCAACCTCACGATCATGGCGGATGTCACCGATCTGACCGGCGCGTTGCTCGATCCCGCCATGCTCGCTCCGGGCGGCTACGTGAAACTCTACCGCGGCACCGAGACCCAGCCCACCGAGCCCGCCTTGCCCCGGCACCCCGCCATGCGCGGCACGGCCTGGCTCATCGCCAGGCACCTTTTCTTTGGGCAGGACAGCGGGCAGCCGCCCAACCTGCAGGTCATCGCCGGCCGAATCCCGCGCGTCTCCACCTCCATCGTGGCCGCGATCGACAACATCGCCGACGACGGCCAGGTCAACCCCATCGCTTTTCTCGCCGAGTTCCTCCTCGATGAACGCGGCATGGGCTGGCCGCAGAGCCTCCTCGTCGCCGACACCTGGCTCGCCGCCGCCCACTGGTGCGCCCAGGATCAGGCCCGCCGCGATTACACCTTCTGCTCGCCCCTCGTCACCGACCAGAGCTCCTTCGCCGATCTCGTCAAAGCCCTGCTCGATCCCTTCAACGGGTTTCTCCGTTGGACCAGGGATGGCAAACTCGCCTGCTGCATCTACGAGTGGGGCCTCGATCCCGGCGGTCTCACCGTGCTCGACGAGCGCCACCTCTCGGCCGCGCCGAAATTTGTCGCGGGCGACTGGACGCAGGTGAAGACCGAGACGCTCGTGAGCTTCGTCGATCGCAATTATGAGTTTCAGGAAAACACCGTGCTCGTGCCCAACGCCCGCGCCCAGCAGATCCGCCAGCTCGACGACCAGGGCCGCCTCGACCGCAAGCACGTCACGCGCATCGCGCAGGCTCACCGCCAGGGGACGGAATATAATTGCCGCGCCGGCACCGCGCCCAGCACCGGCACGCTCAAGGTCCGCCAGCCCTTCGTCACGGCTCTCAGCGTCGGCGACAAGATCAAGGTCAACGTCAACCCCGAGCCCGGTGGCGCCGCTCTCGCCCAGCTCTGCCGCGTCGAGAAGATCGTTCAGGATCGCACCGACGAAGCCGTGGTCACCGTGATGACCGACGCGCTGCTGCCGGCCAGCGCTTACACCCCCGTGTGGACCACGCCGACGGCACCCGAGGCGCTCTGCTCGCCGCTCGTCCACGTCCTCGGCGTCCCGCTCCCTCTCGCCTACACCGGCTGGCCGCCGGCCTTGGCCTTTCTCGCCACGCGGCCGAGCGCCGACATCGTGGGCTTCCAGGTCTTCTTTGCGGCCGCCGCCACCGATCCGTTCGCCGAGCTTGGCACGCAGGGTGGATTCGCCGTTCGCGCCACACTTGCCGCCAACATCATCTCCGGTGCCGCGTCGGCCAATTTCACCGAGACCGATGGCCTCACTGCGCCCGACGCCGGCCTCGCGGCCAACACGCCCGCCGGCAACGGCGCGGCGGCGGCGGATGACACCCTCCTCGCCCTGCTCGCCACGCTCGACAGCTACGGCCGCATCGCTCTCGACAGTGACGACGTGCCGATCATGGAGTTCGTCTCCATCGTCGACCGCACCTTCGTTTCGGGCACTACACATATATATAGTGTGCTGCGCGGCCGGCTCGGCACCGTGGCCCGCGCGTGGACCACGGCCGCGACCGTCTGGATCGTCCCGCGAGTCAACCTCACGGCCTGGGAGCATACCCAGTTGCCCGCCCTGCTGGGCTCGACCATCTACGCCCGGCTCGTCGCCTACAACGCCGCTGCCGTCTCCGACACCTCGGTGCCCGAGGCCGACCTCAACCTGCCCCCCCTCGCCAAGCCCACCGGCCTCGCCTATGTCAGCGGCTCCGACAGCAATTTCGCGCGCGCGCAGCCCTTCCAGGGCACCGTGCGCGCGTTCGCCGTGCGGGTCAACTGGACGCCGCCTACGGTCAAGCCGGATTACTATGAGTGGTCGCTGACGAGCACGGACTCCGATGCCGCCGCCACCGTCGGCGCACATTATCGCGCCGATACCGCCGAGGTCGTCCTGGTCAACACGCTGCTCTCCGCGCTCTACTTCCGCGTGCGCACCGTGCTCCATGACGTCGTTAGTGCCTGGGCGGGCGGCGGCACGAGCATGAGCGGCTTGTGGGGTTATCCGGCCAAGGACATGGTCGACCAGGCGAGCGATGCCGTGGCCGTCTCGGGCATTTCGACGGGCAGCGGTGCCAGCGTGCGCAAGGTGCTGGCGCGGTTTCAGACGCAGGTCAGCCTCGCGCTCGCCGGCGGGGCCAATTACGAGACCTTCAACATCGACCTGACCAACCGGGGGTTTTCGACCGCGCCCGAGGTGGGCCTGGTCTCCGTGGACCTGGTGGGCCTGGTCGCCTTTTACAACCTCGGCAGCAGTTCGAGCACCAATGCGGTCCTCTATGTTTATCGCGCGGATGGCGGCAACATCGCCGCCGGCACCCGCGGCTTCACCGCCGAGTTCACCGAATACGCCTGATTTTTCTCCCATGGCCCTGCAAAAAACTTTCACCCTGCCCAATGGCACCGCCGGCAACTACATCCGCCTCGCCGAACCGAACGTCGATTACATTCACCGGACGGCCTCCGCGCACTTCGTGCTCTATGTCTCGGCCTCCGCCCGCAACGGCGCGCCGCTGGCGCACCTCGGCCTGCTGGCCAAGCTCCGCCTCGCCGGCCCGAAATTCGACGAATGGCTCGGCCTTGCGGCGCTGGCGGCTGTGCCCGCCGGCACGCCCGATCCCCTTCGTTACCGCCTCTATCTCGCCGCGCGGACGGAGCCGCTACTGCCCGGCTTCGGCTTGTGCCTTGGCCAAGTAGAGCTGGCGGCTGCGGCGGATGTATAGCCCCTCGGAAAACCCCTTGCAACGCCCCTGCTGGTCGGCCTAGCTCAGTGGCCTCGGGTGGCCCCTCTGAGCCCAGATTCCAAAACATACTGGAATTATTCCAAAACCTCTCCGGAATTTACACTGACGCTTGAGATCAACCGGCTCAAAAAGGAAAAGGATGCCGTCATCCTCACGCACTCCTACGTCGAGCCGGAGATCATCTATGGCGTCGGCGATTTTCGCGGCGACTCTTACTTTCTCAGCCTCGCCGCGAAAAAATCGCAGGCGAAGATCATCGTGTTCGCCGGCGTCGTCTTCATGGCCGAGACGGCGAAAATTTTGTCGCCCGACGCGCTCGTCGTCGTGCCTGACCGCGGCTCCGGCTGTTCGCTCGCCGACTCGATTACGGGCGACGGCGTCCGCAAGCTCAAGGCGCTCTACCCCGACGCCGCCGTCGTCTGCTACATCAACTCCACCGCCGGGGTGAAAGCCGAGTGCGACGTGTGCGTGACCTCGGTCAACGTTTACGACCTTGTCGCGAAGCTGCCGCAACGCCGCGTGCTCTTCGTGCCCGACCGGCTCATGGCGGAAAATCTCCGCGCCGAGTTGAAACGCCGGGGGGTCGCGAAAGAAATCATCTCGTCCGACGGCACGTGCCTGGTGCATGAAGAATTCACGATCGCGCAGGTGGCCGCCGCGCGCGCGCAATATCCCGGCCTGAAGGTCGTCGCGCATCCCGAGTGCCCGCCGGAGGTCGCCGCCGCCGCCGATTTCGTCGGCAGCACCGGCGAGATGATGAAATACGTGAAGACGACCGCCGCGCCCTGCTTTCTCATGCTCACCGAGTGCGGCCTCGTCGGCCGGCTCGAAGTCGAGGCGCCGGAGAAAAACTTCATCGGCGGCTGCCGCCTCTGCCCCTACATGAAGCTCAACTCGCTCGAAAAAATCCGCGCCGCCCTCGCCGCCCCGCGCCCCGATCAAATCGTGACGCTCGACGAGAACCTCCGCGTGCGCGCCGCGCGTTGCATCGAAAGGATGTTTGAACTCACTGCCGCCACGTGAAAAGTAGCGCGGTGCTTCAGCCCGCGCTTGGACACTCAGCGCAGACGTGCGCGGGCTGAAGCACCGCGCTACTTTCTGCGTTCGACAACCAACTGACATGCTCACTCCCCGCACCGACCACCTGATCGACCTCGCGCTCGACGAAGACGCCGGGCTCGGCGACGTCACCAGCCGCGCGATTTTCTCCGCGGCGCACCGCTCGCGCGCGTTCATCGAGGCGAAACAGGATCTCGTGGTCTGCGGACTCGACGTGGCGGCCCGGGTGTTTGCGAAGGTCGATCCGGCGCTGAAAGTGCAACTCGCCGCGCGCGACGGCGACCGCGTGAAGGCGGGCCGCGCCGTGCTGCGCGTGACCGGGCCGACCGCGTCGCTGCTCACGGCCGAACGCACCGCGCTGAATTTCCTCCAGCGCCTCTCCGGCGTCGCCACGCAGTCGCGCAAATTCGCCGCCGCGGTCCTCGGCACCGGCGTCCGCATCGCCGACACGCGCAAGACCACGCCCGGCTGGCGCGCGCTCGAGAAATACGCCGTCCGCTGCGGCGGCTGCGCCAACCACCGCGCGTCGCTCGGCGAGCACGTCCTCATCAAGGACAATCA